ATTCGACAGGAAACATTCGGTTTTTGACCAACAGCGGAGATGGAACATCAGGTGCTGGTACAGAACGCGCCCGTATCGACTCCAGCGGTAACTTGCTGGTGGGGAAAACAGCTATTGATACCACAGTTGCAGGTGCTGAACTAAGAGCAACTGGCTTTGCAGCATTTACTCGAAACGCTGATATTCCACTTTTAGTTAATAGATTAACTAACGATGGTACATTGGTATCTTTTCGACAGGATTCAACTGAAGAAGGAACCATTTCTGTATCAGGAACAACTGTTTCCTATAACGGCGGTCACTTGGCTCGTTGGGCGCAGACTATTGGGGCTAAAGATGAATCGCTCAAGAAAGGCACTGTGCTGTCTAACTTGGATGAGATGAACACTTACACAGACGCTGAAGGCAACCCTGTTGCAAACGAACAGCTTAACAAGGTCAAAGTATCTGATGTTGAAGGCGATGTTAATGTTGCCGGCGTGTTCGTCAACTGGTCGCATGATGAAGATCACAATGTTGACGAAATTAACATGGCAATGACGGGCGATATGATTATCCGTATCGCTCAAGGCACTACTGTTGCCCGTGGCGACTTGCTGATGTCCGCTGGTGACGGTACTGCCAAGCCACAAGGTGATGACATTGTTCGTGCCAAGACAGTTGCCAAAGTAACATCAACCCATGTAACTTACACATACGAAGACGGTTCTTACTGTGTGCCTTGCGTTTTGATGGCTTGCTAAAAGGAATACTATGACAACAATCACATGGACAATCAACAACCTAGAACGCCAAACCTCTGATGGTCTTGTAACAGTAGTGCATTGGGGCGCTTCAGCAACTGAGGCTAGCAATGACCCTGAGAAGCCTTACAACGCAGGTGTTTACAGCACACAAGCCCTAGAGCGTGGTGACTCATTCGTGAACTACGACACCCTGACTGAAGAAACAGTCCTTGGTTGGTTGTGGACTAAGATAGACAAAGAGACTGTAGAAGCTGCTCTAGAGGCTCAGATTAATGCTCAGAAGGCCCCTGTGATCTCTAACGGTCTTCCTTGGTCGGAGACTTGAGCGTGACTGAGCATCAGGTAGACACAGCAGCTGCTGTAGTAGCTAAGACAGCCCCTCCTGTTGGGGTTTCCTTGGCTACAGTGGCTGGTTATCAGGTAAGTGAATTAGTACTTTGGGCTACTCTTGTGTACACCATCTTAATGATTGGTCATAAAGTGTACCAAATTTACCAAGAAGTAAGTGGAAACGTACAACAATCTCTTGACAAACAGTAAAAATTAAGATAGGATAGTACACATGGCAACTAAGAAACAGACAAACAAAGTAGGTAAGGTCATGGGTGAGTACAAAGAAGGTACTCTCCATAGCGGTAAAGGTGGTCCTGTGGTTAAGAACCGTAAGCAGGCTATCGCTATTGCCATGAGTGAAGCAGGTATGCCCATGCGTGGACAGCGTACAGCTAAGAACAAGGCTAAGAAAGCTAAATGAGATCAATTACCCAAGGCGGTAACTTAACTGCCAATACCGCTACAACAATATACACAGTTCCTACTGGCTACTACGCTAAGTGGAACTTGATGTACTTGTTGAACGGTACAGGGTCTACCAAGAATATTACTGTTACGTGGCACGATGCTAGCGCAAGCACTAATATCTTTATCTTGAGCGATTACGGTCTTACCTCTAAGAACTACTTTAAGCTTGATGGTGGAGCTTACATGGTCTTGGAGGCAGGAGACTACATTACCATGACTTCAGAAGCTGGCAGTACTATGTCTTATATCTGCACCTTTGAAGTTGAAAAGAAAGAGGGCCTATAAACTATGGCTACGTATTTAGATACAGTTAATAATGTGCTCCGTAGGCTGCGTGAACCTACAGTAATCAGCGTGGATGATACCCCTTATTCCTCTATGGTTGGTGTCTTGGTTAACGATGCCAAGCGTGAAGTTGAGGATGCTACTGAGTGGAATGTTTTGTCTTCTACTGTCACAGTGAGCACAGTTGCTGGCACATACAACTACACTTTGACAGGTGCAGGTACTCGCTTCCGTGTGATTGACGTTGTTAACGACACAAGCAATACTGTGCTTCAGAATGCACCTACAAACTGGATGACACAACAGTTCCTGTTCACAGCAGATACTGATCGTGGATCTCCTATGTACTACAACTTCAACGGTGTGGACACTAATGGGGACACTCAGGTTGACTTGTATCAACGTCCTTCAGGTGTGTTTACAATCCGTTTTAACTTGGTTGTCCCACAAGCTGAACTGTCTACCAACACAACCCGTATCTTGGTTCCTGCTCACTTGGTAGCTATGTTGGCTTACGCTAAGGCTATCGCTGAACGTGGTGAAGATGGTGGTAACCTTTCCTCAGAGGCTTATGCCTTGTACAAGAACGCTTTGGCTAACGAAGTTGCTATTGAGCGTAATCGTTACTCTGAAGAGATGAACTGGACTGCGCCCTAATCATGGCTGAACAACTCGTAGGATCATCCATTGCAGCCCCCGGCTTTAAGGGGATCAATACTCAAGACAGTTCTGTAACTCTTGAGTCAGGGTTTGCCACGATTGCTAATAACTGTGTGATTGATAAGTTTGGTCGTATCGGTGCTCGTAAAGGTTGGTTAGCTAAGAACACAACCAATGTCGACTTAGGTAGTAACCCTATTCAGGCCATCGGTGAGCTTATTGGTAACGACGGTACTAGCTACACTATCTGTGCAGGCAATAACAAACTGTTTAGACTCTCAGGTAGCACCTTGACTGCCTTGACATACGGCGGTGGTGGTACAGCCCCTACAATCACTTCTAACAACTGGCAAATGGCTCCTTTGAACGGAGTCCTGTACTTGTACCAAGGTGGTTATGACCCCCTAGTGTTTGACCCTGCTGTCTCTACAACTACCTTCCGTAGAGTGTCTGAGAAGACAGGTCACTTAGGTACAGCTGAACAGAATAACGTAGCTATCAGTGCTTTTGGTCGTATCTGGAGTGGTGGCAACACTACAACTAAGAGCACCATTCAATTTAGTGACCTCTTAGCTGGTCATGTCTTGTCAACAGGCACTTCAGGTACTTTGGATGTCTCTGAGGTGTGGCCTAATGGTGCAGATGAGATCACTGCTCTAGCTGCCCACAACGGCTTCCTGTATGTCTTTGGTCGTCGTCAGATCCTAGTGTACAAAGACGCTTACGATCCTGCTGCTATGACTTTATCAGACACAGTATCTGGTATTGGTTGCTGTGCTCGTGACTCTGTTGCTTTGACAGGCACTGATGTTATCTTCTTGTCTGACAGTGGTGTACGTAGTCTCTCACGTACTATCCAAGAGAAGAGTGCTCCTTTCCGTGACATTAGCGCCAATGTGCGTGATGACTTAGTTGAGGATCTTAATGCTGAAACTTTGGCTAATATCAAGTCTGTATATTCGGACAGCAACGCTTTCTACCTTATCACATTCCCTACTAAGGGTAGAACATATTGCTTTGATACAAGGGCTGTTCTCCCCAACGGTGCTGCAAGGGCTACAACGTGGAGTCTAGTTCCTAAAGCTTTGTTCTCCAACAGAGCCAAAGAAGTCCTCATGGGCTTCACAAGCTACGTAGGATACTACACTGGTAACTTAGACCGTACAGCTACCTACCGTATGGCTTACTACTCTAATTGGTTTGACTTGGGACAAGCTCAGGCAATCAAGATCTTGAAGAAGTTAGGCTTTACCCTTATCGGTGGTAATCAAGCTGATGTTATCGTTAAGTATGCCTTTGATTACAGCCCTTCATATCAGACTAGAAACATAACTATGGGTTCTAGATCAATATCTGAGTACAACATTGCTGAATGGGGTATAGCTCAGTGGACAGCTGGTGTTGTCTTTGATAACCAACGTATTCAGGGTTCAGGTAGTGGTACTGTCTTTCAGTTCGGTATTGAAGTGGATATAAACAGTTTTGAGTTAAGCGTCCAGAAGATGGATGTATTCTGTAAATTAGGACGGACAATCTAATATGAGTAATTATACTATTGCAGTGGACTTCGCAGCTAAGGATGCCTTGGCTACAGGAGACACAAATAAACTGGTTAAAGGCACTGAAATAACTGCTGAATTTGAAGCTATTGCTACAGCCGTTAACTCTAAATCTGATGCTGCTAGTCCTGCCTTCTCAGGTACGTTTAGCGGTACTTATACCATCGATTGTGGTACATACTAAGGAATAAATACAATATGGCGACTCCAACCTTAGATCAAATATCTAAAGCACGTACCGAAGCAAGACAGTTTGGTGACGGCACTGCTTATGCTTTAGACTTCACAGTTGATGGTACTAAATACACATTTATCCCTAAAAACGTGGCATCGAATGGTGGTGTTACAGCGGGTGATAATACTTACTTGCTTCCTTACTTTACCAGCAAAGAAAATCAATCATCTTTTGCTAAATCAGCAATCCCTTTTGATTTGTCGTCAAACACAGGACTATCAAAGTATCTTCAAAATCAAGGACAACAAACTACAGGTTTCTTAGTTCCTAGTAGTTCTGTTTCTTTTGATAGCAATGTCAGAACACAACCTACTTCTACTTTAAATGGCTCTTTGTCAGGATTGAAGGTAGACGAAAAAGGAGATATTGTATATGGTGTCTCTGGAGGGGCCGGTAGCCGATACCTGACTACTACAGGTGAAGTGCATGACCCACGCATTGAATACAGTAGTCTTTTAGGCGATATATTTGGTAGCCGTGGTGAACAATTAGCTGACTTTGTAAACAGTGATGTAGGTAGAGCTGCAATGTTAGCTGCTACTATATATGCTGGAGGAGGATTTGATACCGGATCTGGCACTGCTGGTGCTGGCGCAGGAGCTACTGGCGCTACGGGAACAGGTGCTGGAGGTCTTATGACCAACGCAGCTTTGGATGCGCAGTTTATTGCTGCTGATGCTGCTCAGTTGGCAGGGCAAGGTTTGTCTAGTGCTCAGATTGCTCAGACATTGGCTGCTTCAGGTGTTGATTCCTTCATTGCAGCTGACGTTGCACAACTTGCTGCTCAAGGTTTAGGAGCTTCTCAGATTGCTTCTACTTTAGGTGCTACAGTGCCTACATCTACGGCTGCTACAGGAGCTGGTGGTTTGTTTACTGAAGGTGGACTAGCTACTGGAGGATCCGCTACAGGCGCAGGCGCTACGGGAGCCGCTGGTGCTGCTGCCGCAGGAGGTGCAGGTGGTTTGACTGCTAAACAGATGGCAACAGCTGGTCTTATCTCAGGTGGTTTGAACCTTGCTGGTGGTCTACTCCAAGGAGAAACCACTAAAGACGCAATGAATCAGTTGGCAGAAAGACAAGCTGCCCTAGCTGAAAAGACATTGCAGATGGGTAAATTCCAGCCTGTAGGCGTTACAACTCGCTTCGGTACTTCAGCATTCACTACTGACGAAAAAACAGGAGCTATCACACCTTCTTACACTCTGACTCCTGAAGCTAAAGCTTATCAAGATGCTTTGGCTGGTATGGGTACACAAGCTCTGACAGCAGGTCAAGGCATTATGAACCTTGGTCAGCAGTACGTTGGTGAGTCTCCAGAGGCTGTACGTCAGCGTTACCTCTCTACACAACGTGCTTTGTTGGCTCCTCAACAAGAACAGACACTGGCTACTATTCGTGCTAGACAAGCTGCTACAGGCCGTGGTGGTCTTGCTACAGGCGCTACTTCTCCTGAAGCTGGTGGTTTGATGGCTACTAATCCTGAAATGGCTGCTTACTACAACTCTTTGGCTAATACTGAACGACAGTTGGCTGCCAATGCTGAGACACAATATCAGAATCAAGTTAACTTCGGTACTGGTTTGTTGAACCAAGCAACTACACCGTTTACTAATGTATTTGGTGCTCAGAAGGGTGTGGAACTTGCTGCACAACAGCCTTTGGAATTATCTACTAACTTTGCTAATACTGTTGCTACACGAGGCGCTGCACAAGGCGCTAACTACGCTACAGCTATGGCTCCTAGCCTGCAAGCACAGTATAATGCCAATAACTTCAATCCTTGGGCCACAGCATTACAAGGCGCAGGTAGTAACCCATTGACAGGTTATGGTTTGATGAAGCTGACAGGCTTGGGTTAATTTTAAAGGGAATAAATACAATGGCTACAGATAGTATTTTAGGTCTGTTTACTGATCCTAATCAGTACATGCAACAGCAAAATCAAGCTCAAGATGCAGCTGCTATGAGGTTTGCTCAACTCAACCCAATGGAAAGAGCACAGTATGGTATCTACAGAGGCGCTGGTCAACTAGGTGGTGCTGCTGCGGGTGCTCTTGGTGTTCAAGATCCTATGCTTCAAATGCAGACACAAAGACAGCAGATTCTCCGTAATGTAGACCAGACTGATCCTGCTTCTATTGCAGCGGCTGCTCAACAACTTTCTAGGATTGGTGACCAACAAGGGGCTATGCAATTGGCAGAACTGTCTCGTACAGCTGCTTTGAAGAAGGCTCAAGCTGAGAGGGCTATGCGTACAGCCAGTTCAACTACTGTCTCAGAACGTAATCGTGAAATGATTGCCAATGCTGAGATTAAACTAGCTCAAGGACAAGACTTAACTCCTGAAGAAGAAGCTCGTGTTCGCTGGATGATTGGTCAAGAGAACAAGCCTAAGATCTTCCGTGATAGCGATACAGGTGAGATTACAACCATTGAGCCTATTGACTTGGCTACCTCTGCTCCTAACCTAGCTAAACTGGTTGGTAAAGGCGCTAAAGAAGGTGGAACTACTGGTGGTGGTGGTGCAGCTGGTGTGACAGGCACAGTGACAACAACACCTGCAACTAAGCTTCCTGCTTCTATTAAGAAAGAAGTGGGTAACGTAGACGAGCAAATGACAGTATTGGATTCGTCTATCAATAAGCTCACTGCTTTGACTCCTAAGATTAACAATCTTGATCTTGGTCTGTATCAAAACATTGAACGTGGAGTGTCTGGATTCTTAGGTAGACCAACCAAAGATACAGTTGAGTTTAAACAACTTCGTAGAACAGTTCTTGAACAAGCTAATAACTTGCTGTTGTTGGCTAAGGGTGTACAGACTGAGGGCGACGCTCAACGCGCTCGTGACCAGATTGCAGACGAAGATACTTGGAAGAACCGTGAGCTGTTAACGTCTGCTTTTGATGACTTGAAGACAACACTGGCTAATACCAAAGCTGCTTTGAGCGCTAAACGCAGTACTTTGACTAACCCCGGTATTCCCGCTGTTCCCGGATTAACTGCTGCTGATGTTGCTCCTAAGCCAAGTCCTTTTTCTAATGTTAATCCACAACTTCAACCCACGCCTGAAAAACCTCCTGCTCCTCAAGGTAAGCCACTTACACAAGATATCATCAACAAAGCAAATGATGCCATTAAAAGAGGAGCACCTAGAGAAGCTGTCTTGAAGCGCCTTAAAGATCAAGGCTATATTGTTCAATAATTAAGGAATAACAATGGCAGATGTGTCGTTTGATGATTTGATACCAAAGGAAACCTCCTTTGAAGATTTAGTTCCACGTTCTTTAGGTCAAGAGATTGGTCGTCAAGTAGGTTTGACAGGTCGTGCCCTTTACGAAGGCTTTACAGCTCCTGCTACAACAGTCTTAGAGGCTGGCAGGGGTTTGTATAACATCGGTGCTAACCTAGCAGGTTCTGAAAGCAGAATCCCTTCGATTGCTCAAGCTCAAAGTCAAATGCTTACACAGGCTGGTGTCCCTGAGCCTGAGAACCGTTTAGAACGAGCTGTACAGGCGGGTGCTCAGGCTATGGCAGGCACTGCGGGTTTGGCTAGGATGGCTCCTTCTATCCCTGCTTTGGCTGGTGACATGGCTCGTCAGATTCCAGTATCAGGCGTAGCTGGTCTTGTGTCTCAACCAACTGCTGAAGTAATTAAAGACTACACAGGAAGTGACTTGGCTGCTACTGTGGCTGCTGTAGGTATGGGAACTGTTGCAGCAGGTGCTTCAGGCCGTGCTTTAGGCGCTGCTATGAAGGACAATAAACCGGTGTTTACGATGGAGGAAGTTAAGCAACGAGCTTCTAAATCCTATCGTGCAATGGATGACTCAGGGGTTGCAATTAAACCTCAGAGCGTATTGGATATGATTTCTGATACCCGTCAGAAGCTCGTAGATGCCCGTATGATTCCAAACACAGATCAAGCTAATGCAGTTAATGCAAGCCTGAAACAAATGGAGTCTATTGTCGGCACTGGTCGTGTGTCTTTTACCAAGCTTGAAAAACTCCGTCAGATTGGTAACGACCTGCGTGGTAGCAAAGATGCTGATGTTGCTCGTCTAGGTAATGTGATTGTAGACAACATGGACGGCTACATCACTAAGCTTAACAACAAGGATTTGATTGCTGGTCAAGCTGGTCTTGATAACGCAGTTAAGAACTTAGTCAATGCTCGTAAAGATTGGCGTAATGCCTCTCGTGCTCAGGTGTTGGAAGACGCTCTTAATGTAGCTGAGATCAAGAAGGAAATACCTAACGCTTCCGAGAGTGAGCTTATCCGTCGAGGTTTTGTTAACATCGCAGCTAACAAGCAAAAGATGGGGCTGTTTAACAAGGAAGAACAGAACATTATTAAGTCTGTTATCCAAGGCGGTAGTTTAGACCCTATGTTGAGCTTTGCTGCCCAGTTTAACCCAGCTCGTTCTAAGTTGTCAGCTGCTGCTTACGGTGTTGCTGCTACTCAAACCCCAATGACTGCTGGTGGCTTGGCTGCTACAGGGTACACTGCCGATACTATTCAAAGTGTGCTTCGTCGTCGTGCGGCACAACAGGCAGCTAATGCTATTGCTTCAGGACAAACACAAGGCCCTCCACCTAACTTAGCTTACCGTGGTCTATTCACCACAGGTTTAGTTCCACCAGAACCTAATCAGTAATGTGGATCCAATCTCTGCAATGCTCATGCTTGGCAGTGCGCTCAAGGGCATACGCTCTTGTTGCGAGATGCTTAACGAGGGCAAAGCAGAGATCCAAAGGATTAAGAAGGGTGTAGAAGATGTCAAGGCTATCGTCAAGGATGTTTCTGGCTTCTTTGGCTGGCTTAAAGGGCTGTTCGTATCAGAGGATAAGCAGCCTACAAACCAAAGTCAAGTTACAGCTAAAGAGACACCTAAGAAGGCAACAGACGAGTACATAGAGTACATCCCTGATGAGGATGCAATTGTAGATCAGTTCATCAAACATGTAGGGGACTTCTTCAAGGCTCAAGCTTATTTGGTAGCTTACAAGGAAGACTTAGAGCGTAAGGTGTTTAGTTCTTCATATGGAGACAACAACATTGGGGCCTTAGAGCTTATCTCGATTGAGACAAAGCTAGTCAAGTGTGGTAGGGAATTAGTAGAACTTATGAACGAAGCCCCTCCACAGCTAGGGCCTCTATACAGTCGCTATAAGTCAATGTACTCTAAGATCTTAGACGAACAAAAGAAGACAAGGGAACGTGATAGAAGGAACGAGAAGCAACGTAGGATAGACAAGATCAAGGCTGACAATGATCGTGTTGACCGCTGTGTTCCTCATTGGGTAATCTTAGGTCTAATAATTATTTTCTGGTTATCCTCATGGCAAATATATCGAACTACGATGCAAAGATCTACTTTTGGGGAATGGTCTTCTT